CTTGATGTAGCGTTCTTTCAGGAACAGCACATCCATCATCAGCTTGCCGCACATGGCTATCGAGCCAATAACGCACACGCCTGCCAGAATCAGCCATACTTCCATCTTGTTCTCCTTTCAGCTTGCCAGATAGCTTGCGTCCGGCTCCCCGCCGCACATGAATGTTTCGTAGTTTTCTTCCTTGTCTTCGATCATGTCCTCGTAGGTCTTCTTCCGTTCTTTCACCGGAAGCTGTGCCGCCATCGACCGCGAGAGACAGTAATACCTACAGGCATCGACCGTATGGCTGACCTCGTGGGGCAGCTTAGCGCAGTCATTTGGGTTTTTCTCATCCGCTTGGATATCGCGGAGGTCTTCAGCTACCTTTTCCAGGGTATCGAAAAGCATGAATCCCGGCATCGTTGCCGGCGCTTTCCCTTCCGGATACAGGCTGATGACATAGGGATCTTTCAGCGGCATCGGGGCCATCATGCTCTTGACCATCATGTGGCCTTGCACGCGATCCCTCGGAGCCTGGATAATGCTCACACCGCTGGTCAGGAAGATCTCCGCCATCGTCTTACCGGATTCCTTGCTTCTTGCCCACATATCCCACGGGGCATAAGTCGCCACGATCTTCTCATGAAGAGGGCTGTTTTCAAGGATGGTATGCGCCGCCGCCTGGACGATGAGTCCCTTTTCCTCCACCTCTCTGTACGCCCAGGCTCTGCCGTCGGTATCCACCGCCCACCAGAGACAGGCAAACATATCAAGGCCGTAGTCGAAGCTGCGGTATCTGGGCCAGTGTTCCGGAATCCGGAAGGGCTTCATCGTGTGGGTCTGGAACTGGAACTCCTTGAAGTAACCGCCGCCCAGCTGATCCCAGTCGCCGTATCGGTACGCCTTGCGGAGATCCTCCGGCATCTGGGAAAGCATTCTCAGGTAGTTCGGGGAATGCTCCAGCATGTGGGTGTTGTCATCGACAAAAGCCCAGATGAACGTGTAGTCTTCCGGGTTCTCGTTCTCTTCCGGATTCTGACAGTTCGTTTTGTACTGCTTATCTATAAAGAGCCTTTTAACCCATCTGTGGCCTACACCGCCGGGGTTGCATGTGATGTACATGCGTTTCGGGAATGGCGTAGAGCCTCGGAGCATACCACCCAGATAGTTGAACGCCCTCTCACTGAACTGTGTGGCCTCGTCCATGAAGATCCAGTCATATTCCTGACCGGCATATTCGTCTTCAGAATCGTCACCGCTCCAGTGTCCGAACCGGATCGTCGAGCCGTTTACAAAGGTCAGCATGTGAGTGGTTCCGTTGTAAGTGGCCGCTCCGGTCTTCGCCGCCATTCGCCGCATTGGGTTGATGTGGTTTTCTTCCAGCGCCGGATAGGTCTGGCGCATGACCAGGATCTTGATGCCGGGGTTCATCAGCGCCCCGCCGAAAGCCTTGATTCTTACTGCATGGGTTTTCCCACCGCCCTTTGCCCCGCCGTATCCGATGAAAGGCGTGGTTGCATCATAGAACAGTTGCTGTTTCGGGTTCGCTTCGCCTGGATCCCATTCTGCGTATTTCTTCCGGTTGTCCTTGACTGTCGGCATCTTACTTGAAGGCGTTTACCCCGCCGACGCCCGCGGCCTTGATCACCAGGGTGCTGTCGCCCTTGTCCTGTTTCCTGTCCACCCAGCCGCCGTTCCCCGGCTGCTTCAGGATGGCCAGATACGCAGAACTCGATTTCGGGTCTGCCGCCATCCGTCTCGCCGCCCATGACTCACGCATGTCCTGCGCCCAATTGAAAACCGACTCAAAGTCCGGCGAATCCTTATAGGCTTTGTAAAGTTCATGCGTGAGTCCCAGGTACGTCCGCATTCCGGCTTCATCCGGGAACACGCCGGTGTTCCGCACCTTCACCGCAATGCGTTCATAGGTGCTTTGATGATTCGACCAGGTAGGATGCTTCTTCATGTTCTCGGCAAGTTCCGCGAACTCCTGTACGATATCCTGCCAGCCTGCTCCGTCATCAGAACGGCAGAGATCGAAATACTCGGCCATCTTGTCGTGCAGTTCTTTCTGCGTTTTGTATGGGAGTTCGATCTCTTCCACTTCTTCCGCAGGCTGGAAGTTCGTGCCGTTTTCAAATGCTTCCCGGTTCTCCGCCTGGATCGTCTTCCTGTTCTTTGCTCCGGCGGGTCTGCCCCTGCCGCGTCTTTCTTCGTCCATTGTTCTCCTTTCTGCCCGCTGGTCTTCCGGGCTTCAGGTTATGACCACATGCTGAATTCGTTGTACGGATGGATCCCGCCGCTCGACCCGTAGATGTCCACGATGTCCTCGGACTCCGTGAGCCTACCTTCGCCCCGCATGAGTGCCGCCTTCAGTTCGTCGTACCTCTGCTGTGCGAAACTCGCGGTGTTCGGGTCTTCTGTCAGCAGCAGATGCGCTACAAGGCCGTAAGGCAGCACCGTGCCGGAGCAGTAGTCGTCAAGGTCGATGACCGTGTTCATGTCCGGCAGCGGCATCAGCACAGGCCGTCTTCCGCTCTGCCATTCCGTCCACTTTGGGAATGTATCCGAGTATGGATACAGTTCATTCTGCAGGGTGTTCAGAATCGGCAGGGAGCGGTTAAGATACTCGGTCGTGTCCGCATGCAGATATTCACCGGCATCGTTCTGCTCATCCATTTTCGCGATGGCTCGCTCAAACACGTCCATCCCGGTCAGGGTTCCTGTCGTTTCGTAAGGCATAGTTTACTCCTCGTGCTTTCCGGTCTGCTGATGCCACGCCTGATGCAGGCCCGTGCTTGCGAATCCAGAAATGATTCCGATTGCCACTGCGTTCATGATGTCGTTCGCCGGGAAGTCAGCCATCGTATACATGGCGACTACTCCAAGGATGCCGCCCAGTACGCCGCAGATGATCGGAATCCACTCGTCACATTTATGCGTGGCCTTCACGCCTTCCGCAATCAGATAGCAGATGACGGTAATCGCCCAGATTGTTACGCCTTCCATTTCATCACGCTCCAAAAATCATTTTGATCAGTACGCCGATAACCGCCGTACCCGTTACGCCGATGCCCCATAAGATGGCAGTCAGCTTTGTGTTTATGACCGCGAACTCAACGTCCTTCTGCGCCATGCGCTCTTCCAGACTTTTGATGCGGTCTTCCAGTTCTTTGATATCACCCATCACAATCACCTCTTACGCTGTCCTCTTCCACATATACACGACCAGATACGGGGGCATCTTGTCCACAGCGGTTCCGCTTCCGGCGTTTCCGGTATTCCCGGTCACAGTCGCAGTATCTCCGCTTGCCGCCGCAGTACTCGCCACACTCGGCCCGGTAGTGTTCGCCGTGCTTGGCCCGCCAGTTGCCCCATTCCCGGCAGCAGCGGTACTCGCAGACGAACCGCCTGTCGTGCCTGTGCTGGTTGTAACGGTATGGGTATGCGCCCCGTTAGAGCCTGTATTCTGTTCTGTCCCAAGATCGCTCCAGCCATCGTTGCTTGTGTCGTTGGAACCGAAGTACTTTATATTGCCAGTTCCGATAGCACCCTCAAGTCGCCCCGATATACCAGCACGATATCTCAGGAAAGCAAACAGGTTCCGGACGGCGTCTCCGGTTCCGTGTGTATGAGCGCCTGCGCTTGCAGCCGTACCGCTCAAAGCCGGGATGCTGTGCGTGTGGTTATTCAGCCCATGTGTGTGGCTTGGCCCTGTATGCGTGTGGCTGTTCAGACCGTGGGTATGGCTGTTTAATCCGTGCGTGTGGCTGTTCAGCCCGTGTTTGTGATTGCCGAGGCTGTGGTTATGTGACGGCATGTTCTGCGTTGTCAGAGTAACAGTCGCAGCACCGCCAGTTGACCCGTTGCTGTAGGTGTCGCCTGCACCAAGCAGGAATCTGTCTTTCAACTGCGTCCATGTGCCGCCGAACAGCGTTGCCGGGGATGTGCTGTTTACGCTCATATAGATGGCACCGACCGGATACACGAGGTTAAGGATATCCGTTACGGCGTTCGTAAGTCCTGTGCCAACATCGTTCATGCACCATGCTGTGCCGTCATATGTGAACGATACGATGGCGTTATCGTACCAAGATGTTAGCTTCGTGTTGCCCGGGCTTGTCGTTGGAGTCGTACCGGCTGTATAAATCGGCTTCGCACCAGTGCCGTTAACATTCAGCGTTGGGCTTGTTGCTGTGTTCCCGTAGGCGAACTTGACATAGACAGTCACGCCGGTAATCAGGGTGTCGAAGTCTGCACACGTTACGGTCTTCCCTACAGTTCCGGCAGAGTCCGTGCATGTGCCGTACAGAGAAGACGCAATCGAGTGGTCTGTGTTGTTAATTCTTATCTTTGAACCAAATCCCATAACTTACTCCCGGAATGATGCCTGTGCCACTTTAACCAGCTTGGCTTTCTCAATGTTCTTCTGATGAACATAATCGTAGACGGCCTGCATCTCTGCGGGTGGGTCTCCGGTCTGCCTGCGGTAAGTGGCGATAATCTTCTCGACTTCACTGTGAAGCCGGTTCATGTGAGTCATTTCTTCCAGTGACAGCTGATACAGAAGTTCAGCCACATCCGGGTACTCTGACTTCACCATCATTGCTTTCGTGATGTATTTATCTGCATCGTGCAGCTCTTCCTCGATATACTCGGAGAGGCACTTGATGATTTTCATAACTGTCCCCCCTAAAAAGGGGGAGCGGGTTTATAGCCCGCTCCCGATGTCATTAGGTTCCCGTAGCCGCCGCAACAGGCGGGTTGGTCACGAACCGTCCGAGAGCGCCGAGAATGTACTGGCTCTGCGCCGCATTCGAGAGATCGTTCTGCGCGGTGCGGTACTTCTCTTCCAGAGCGTCGTACTTGTCCTGCAGCATCTGGGTCTTGATCGAGCAGCAGCAGGAATCCATCTGGAAACCAAGCTGTGCGATCTGCGCCTGCAAAGCGTTGAACCTCTGTTCAGCACTCAGCTGGTACGCATAACCCTGCTGCATCAGAGCATTCGTCTGGTCGTTAATGCGCTGTGCGACTTCGTAGTTGTTGTTCGCCGAAGACAGGAGAACATCACGCAGGCCCGTCTGGGTAGCCTGATTGTTCACCGCATCCTGTACGAACTCTTTCGTCGCCACGTCCGGCCCTTGGCCTCTGCCGCCCCATCCGAAACCGCCGCCAAACAGAATGGCGATGATCAGGAAAGCGCCGAGCCAATCGCTGCCAAAGAAGGATGCTCCACCGTTGGAGTTCATGGTTTAGTCACCTCTG